AAAATTTTAAAATTGAACACAACTAAATCGAATCGAACGCAAAGCAATCAAAACGAACGCTCTGAACTAAGGTGATTTTGAAATCCTAAATTTTACAATTGGAAAAACACATTCTTCACAACTGGAACTCATGGCAACTGTTAAGTCAGACATTAACTTTAAGGTCGAGAATGTTGACATTCTGAGCACACATAGCATGCAAATGCTCACTGGGAAACCACTCACAATTCCAGATCGAACCCGTGCTCTACTGGTTGAAATCGTTGGAAAACGATATCAAAATAATGATGGAAACACAAGCGCTGATTTCGTCATGCTGGATGGAAAAGGAGCCATGATCGCCAATATGTGCATGGCAATAACTAAAGGAATGAAATTCAAAGATTACAAAGATGGCATGGTTAACATGCCACAACAAACATCTTTCGCCGAGTGCGATAAAGTTGTTAAGTGTGTGAAAGTTCAACAGCAACACCTTTTACACGCACGCTTGCCAACAAATGACTACGTGTTTGGTGGAATGTCAAAGTCAAATGCCATTCCAATGATTAAAAACATGGTGCCCAAGTCTGGGTCATGCTTTCTGAGTGCCATCGTGGCGATGAGCTACTTCGTGACACCAGAATTTGATGAGATATTTATGCAAACAATTAACGATGTTTTGGGTGAGCTTGGGTCATGGCCAACCTTGCAAAATGTTAGTAAAGCCATGCAGTTCATACTGGCAAAGGTGCCGACGCTGAGCATGGTGCCACTTCCAGTTATAGCTGTGACACATGAGAAGAAGCTTATACACATCTGTGATCAGAGAGGAGTTCCCAATGGATGGCACATTCTTAAAATTGGGACAGTAGCGGAACTCGCCAACGCAGGTTTCATCAAACATACAAAGCTCAATGGTTATTTCGTTGGCGCACCTGAAAGCATCACAGACGACAAAATGTTCTACACCAGGAACATCAACAAAGTCAAAAATCTCATGACATTGTGGCGATCACCAGAGAGATTTGTTGAGGCAATGGCTAATGATATTGAATTAACTGCATTCATACTGTTATCGCCGTCCCTCCTGTCTAAATTGTACAATTTGTTATCAATTGGTTCTTCTGAAGCATTGAAGATTGAAGCACTTGAACGTGCTAACAGCAACAAGATTGTTGTTGCATCATTGATAAACATAGCACTTCAAGGTGTGCGAGTTAAAATGGGAGAGACATCACTTGAGAAGGTGTGGCTGCATTTGCTTAACGTCTTAACAGCAAACTTGAGCATAGAGGAGAGCCGCCGTAACACTGACATCCTGCAAGCGTGCAATGCAGTTTATAACGAGCTCATCAAGGAAAAAAACTACATGTATCACTGCGAAAAACAAATTTACAACCTCACAGACAAACAATTCGAGGACATGTTTGGCTGCTCCCGTACGTGGCATTCCAAGCTTTGCGACAAGTTATCACATTTAAATGTCGCAAAATCAGTGCAGCAATCAAGCGTGAAATTAAGCTGCTTTAGTGATGGAATAACACATAGAACGATTCAAGCGGTCACTCATCACTTCATCATGTGTTTCATACGTCTGCTGATCTTTGCGCAGCATGCTTACTCTATACTAAGATTTTTCTTTCTTTTGGCTGCTTGCTGCTGGGGTTTCATGTCAATAACAAATCTTGTCTTCATGGCATTCAAAGCTGTGGTAATGCGAAAACTTGCAACTAATTATGAGAAGTTATTGATTTTTGCAAGCATTTTCTGCTTATATGAAGTAGGACGTTTTATAATAAAGAAAAGGAAGGCAAATAAGGACAAAGCAGCAGGTCGCACAACTGAACTTCAAGCATATGGTAAGAGCAGCGAAAAACAAATGATGGCTGCAATGGCGATGGTAACGCTTTTTGTGCACGCTTTTGACATGGACTTAGCTCTGATGATGAGCAATTCTTTAAACCATGTCGCAAGATTGGCTAATATGCTCACAGACACAACAACTGGTTGGTTGACGAGTGGTGGTGGCACACAGGAGTTGCAGATGAAACTGTTTGATGTGGCGCTCGAAGTTGATGAAACAATGACACACGAAATGGATCAGCAAGCTGCTATGGATTGCTCCAATGAAACATTTGCTGCTTGGATAAATGAACAAGTGTTGCTTGGTAACGATAACACCCGACCCCTAGCGTATGGCAGAGACGACTCAGTTTTCTACGTGACACGTGATAACGCCATTGATGTGGGTCAGGACATGTGCGACACGAAGAATGCTTGGTCACAAGTTATTGGTCAAACAGGCTCTGGCAAGTCAACTCGAGTTCCATTATCGTACTACAACAAAATCCAAACGCTTCCTGGAAGGAATCGAAGTATTCTGATTTGTGAACCAACAAAGGCAACAACACAAAATGTTGCAGCAGCATTATCAACGCAGCATGGTAAACAAGTTTTCTTCAAGCATGAGGGAAAAGAGCAAGCAGGCGACCCAACTATTCAAGTTATGACGTACGGCTCAGCATTTTACCGATCTTGCAATAATCCTGCTTTTCTAAGCAACTTCGACGCGGTTTTCCTTGACGAATCACATCTCGTCTCAGCGCATGCCCTGGCTTTGGAAAGTTTGCTGAACAAAAACAATAGGGTTAGGAAGTTCTATCTCTCTGCAACACCACGTAAACAATTTCCTGAGATGACTGGATCACGACGCTTTGAGATTTTTGAGCATCAAGTTGAATCAGGCGATGTCAACGACTTGATTTCGGCAATCGGAAAAGGAACAATCATGGATGCGACAAAGTTCGGAGAGAAAGTTCTCGTGTTTTTATCAGGAAAGAAAGAATGTGATCGAGCAGCAACAAAAGTGAACTCAACTAATTCTGGTGTCAAGGCGATATCTCTACATCGTGACAATTTCAGTGCGAATTACAATCGATTGTGTCATGATCTAACACAACCTGGGAAAATTTACATTTTTGCAACCAACATTCTAGAAACAGGTGTAACGCTAAATGTTGATGTTGTCGTTGATTTCGGATTCACGAACACACCTGTGCTAAACACCTCAGACAAAACGCTGTTGCTCAACAAAAGGCGGGTAACACAAGCTGAAAGAAAGCAACGAATCGGAAGAGCTGGGCGACTACGAGAAGGACATGCAATTGTCATTGGGAAAACATCAACGCCCTTTGAGACAGTCTCAGCTGACGTTGTGTTTGAGGCAGCTCTTTTATCATTCATACACAACCTCGATGTGTATGTCAATGCACATTTTGATCAAGCTTGGTTGAGTTCTATAACTAGAGATCAGGCAAAAACGATGATGGCTTTTAAAATTTCACCTTTCATCATGAAGGATCTTGTTTTCGCCAATGGTCATATCCGTAGTGAGATGTTGGAGTTTTTGAAGCCACACTTGCACCACAGTGCAAATATCAAAACCACAAATTATCAGTGTGTGAATCACATCTATGAAAGTTGGCCAAGACTCGATCATCACTCACTGATTGACAGCATGCAAAACAATGAAGAGAAGACGAAGAAAATACACAAGATGCGCACTCCTTTCATCACTCACGATCTGAATCAACTGGATCTTGAGATGTTTGCGAATTGTGTTGAAAAATACAGACCAAATGTTTTGACTAGATGGGGTCGACCTGTTGAGCAAACAACGAATGTTCTCATGCATGTTAATCAAGAAAATATCCATGCCACAATCCGCATTGCCAACTTGCTGCGATATGATTATCAACAACAAATTCAGCAAAAGAAGCAGGCTCAACAATTGCACAAGGATTCGCCTTTCGCATACTTTTTCTCGTCGAAGGTTGTTGATGAGTTAGCTTCGAACATCGGAAAACAAGTCGCAATGGCACAAAGGAATGTGAGCAAGCTTGATAAATTTATTTCTCGGTTGGAAATGTTTGCAACGATGAATGAAATGGCTGGTGATGTTGAAGTAACACAACAAGAGATGCATGAGATAGGACAGTGCTTAGACTTACAGGCTGAGGGAACTTTTTCAAAGGACAACATGAATGTCATCCTTAGCCTTGAAACTTTACCACAAACAACCTTTCGAGATGCCATAATCATTGGTCGAAAGAAAGCCATCTGGGGTATAATGATTTTGTGCTGCGCGGCATTTGGAGGTTTAGCCTGGTGGTTGTTGTGGGATGATGATGAAGGACTAAACAACGATGAGAATAAAGATAGACGAAATGAGGTTTGTTCGAAAGTTCTCGAGATGAAAGGGAAGAGCTTCAATCGCGACCGGCGCAACCCCATGATGCAAGACCATTTTGATGCCGCCGACTTCTACATGCGTGATGTTGAAGATTTCGCCAGCTTACGCTCAAGGAGGAAAGTTTCCAGAGTTGATGATGCTGTCTCGCCTGTTTTAAGGTATGCTGCTAAGAGCCGACCCTTCATAACCCTGTACGATATCAATGTTGATAGTGAAGTCGCAACAGCTGTTTTTCAAGATCACAACGGACAAGCTTTCTATGAGACAGCAAACCCACTCAAAAACATGGATTTGGTTAGGGAGCACTTAAACAAACACAAGGCTAAAGATGGCACACAAATCTTCTGGTCTGATGAGTCAGATTTTGACATCTTTTGCAAGATAACAAAAACTGATGGGACAATTATGAAAGTAAAGTTAACCCCACATGAACCACTTCGCATGGCAAGAAGGGGAACACAAGGTTTTGTTGAAAAAGAGGACTGTTATCGCCAAACTGGTCAAGCTGAAATTCTTCAACATCCAGGGGTCAATCTTGAGATGGCAACCAGACTGCCTGAGAATAAACTGAATCTTCAAGTTGCTGACATGATTGGTAAGGTTTCGATGAGTGAAGGAACAATTCACTGTATCTTGTACAAAGATTTTATCCTGATGCCAGCACACGCAATGATCAAACAACTGCCCATGGAAATAAGTTTCAAACACTTCACTATCACAATTGACACGTTACCTGAGGCGTATTGTTTTCCTGGATTTGACATCGTGCTTATCAAGCGGCCAGCAAAACTAGCACCAGTTAGATGCCACGCAACTTTAGCGCAAGCCACTGATGGTATGATCGTGCAGATGGTGCACAAAAAGAGCGTGTCTGATAAAACAGTTTTAACGATTACAGCACCAATACACCAAAGAGACGATTGGAGGTGGGCTCATCAAATTCCAACCGTTTCTGGAATGTGTGGTGCTCCAGTAATTGACGTTGCAAGTGGGAAAATTGTTGGGATTCATGTTTTGGCTGACTCACTTAAGATGCACAACGTTTTCGAAACTTTTCCATCTCAACTGCTTGAAATCATAAACACAAACGATAAAAAGGTACATCAGCGTTACCACCAAGCAAGGGTGAATGATTGGACGTTTTTGCCTGAGGCGCACGGGTACTTCCCGTCAGAGCTCGTTGGACTTCAAATGGAATCATTCGAATTTATTGAGTTTTCTCGAGATACAACGATGTACACAGTTGATAATTTCAACAGAGATGCCACGGCTGGTGGTTTGCTCAAGTCACGAGTTGTTGAAGAGTCAAAAACCCTACCAGTTGGTGTTTCGGCCACACACATGTCAAACGTTGCATATATGAACGGTTTGCTGAACCCAAGGCACACAATTACAGGAGAGAGCCCTTTCTGGAGAGAGTTCAAACGTTGTCATCCAAAACAGACTAAAGGAATTGAGGAATTTGAAAATGCGTATGCGCCAAGTGTGTTGAGTTATGATGCGTATTGGAAAGATCTCCTCAAATTCAACCGTGCGGAATTTAAAGCTGACAAAATCGACAAAGACATCCTTAAGTGTGCGACACTCGCTTTGGTAAAACAACTGAAGGATTCTGGCATGCAACAAACAAAGATTCGCACAGTTGAAGAAGTGCTTGATGATGTGCAATGGGGAAAAGCGGCTGGGCCAATGTATGCAATGAAGAAGCTTGAGCTGTGTAAGGATCTTAGTGAGGAGGATTTAACAGCTCTTGCTATTCATTGCCGTACTCAGCTGCTCAAAGGGAAGAATTGTGGAATATGGAATGGCTCGATGAAAGCTGAGCTCAGAGTTGTCGAGAAAGTGCTACAGAAGAAAACGAGGGTATTCACAGCAGCACCAATCACAACACTCATCGGATCGAAGTTCTTTGTTGATGATTTTAACAAGCAATTTTATGGAACGCATCTCAAAGCATCCCACACTGTCGGTATTAATAAATTTCAAAGAGGTTGGGAGAAATTGTACAACTTCTTAAATGTCGACGGTTGGTTGCATGGAAGTGGAGATGGAACGCGATTCGACTCATCCTTGGATCCTTTTTGGTTTGACATTTTATACAGCATACGTTCCAATTTCTTTTGCGAAGAGGATAGACAGGATGCAAAAACTGCCATGGCACACATGTATCGCGAGTTTGTTTACACACCCATCCACACCATAACGGGGCAGGTTCTTGTCAAGAAGCTTGGAAATAACAGTGGACAGCCAAGCACTGTTGTTGATAACACGCTTATCCTGATGCTGTCATTTCTATACGCATACATACGGAAAACAAATGATAGAACATGTGCTCAAATTAACCAGCGTTTCAAATTTGTGTGTAATGGTGATGACAACAAGTACTCAGTTTCACCTGAATTCCACGAAGAATTCAGCGGAGATTTTTCAAGGGAGATCGCTGAACTAGGTTTGACATACGAATTCGATGACTTGACAGCTGACATAACGCAAAACCCGTACATGAGTCTAGTGATGGTACGAACGCCTGGTGGCATTGGTTTCCAACTCAATCCTGAGAGAATTATTGCTATTGTTCAGTGGATTAAACGGGGTGATGTTCTCCAAGCATCGCAAGCAGCATTTGCAGCTATGATCGAAGCATTCAATGATCCGTGGTTATTCGGAGTTTTGCACTTGTATTTTGTGTGGCTACTTTGCCAATACAGGGAAGAAATTAGGTACGCTATGGATCATGACCTTGGAGCTGTTTGTTACATGGATGCCTACCAAGTTTATGCTTTGCATTACGACACGAGGGATGACATTAATGATTTGCAAATTGATTCAGCCAGTTGCGAGATTGAGAAAACTGTGGTTGTTGCTGGCTCAACACAGCACATCAGTCTTCAAATGGACCTGAGCACTCCAGTGCAATTGCCAACAAAGAAACCATCTGTGGAAGACAAAGGAAAAGCTCTTGCCACACCTTCAACAACAGCTACATTGCCAGATTCAAGCCAGGGGCACCAACCAGTTGAAGAACCAAACAATAACCCAGACACAGTGGATGAAGAGGACATTGAATGGCGAATCCCAGCAATACAAAAAGGTTTTGGCCACTACAAAATCCCAAAGGTCAAAGGAAAGAGAATATGGAACCCAAAGATTTTGAAGAAAATCGCACATGAGCAATTCACGACGACATCGCAGATGGTGACAACAGATAAATTGGAGAAATGGACTGAGGAGGTCAAAAGAGATCTTGTGGTGACAAATGAAACAGATTTCCAGATATGCTTAACATCGTGGTGTCTCTGGTGTGCTAACAATGGTACATCATCTGAGTTAGACGCATCACAATTTATGGAAGTTCATGCAAACGGACAGATAATGGGGATTCCAATTCAAATTTTTGTTGAACCCGCAATTCAGCACGGAGGACTACGTAAAGTGATGAGACATTTCAGTGGAATCACGAGCAAAATGTTGTCTGAAGGGGGAAAAATGACAGCGTGGGGCAGAAAAAGGGGTTTCACCCAAAGATCAATGATACCATATGCCTTTGATTTCTTCGTCCCAACTGATACGACGCCAAAAACAATCAGGGAGCAGCTGAGTCAAAGCAAGGCCGCAGCTATTGGGCGTGGTGTTCAAAGGGTGATGCTTCTTGATGGGAAAGTTCACGGGAGCCGCACAAGTTACGAGAGACACACGGATAATGACCAGGACGAGTATGAACATGGAGGGGCGGAAGATCAGCGCCCAGCTTTATATTAGTAAGGTTTGTTTTGCAACAACCATTACTACTAGTATTAGAAGAATTAAGTTTAATTTCTTTCACGATCTTCACTTTTAACTTTTGCGTTTATGAGTTAAATGGGAGTTTTTGTGGGTTTTTCTTCCAATGCTCAGCAACCCTCAACGCACTGCATTTCGTCTTCTTCTTTAAGCTTGAGCTGGATGCTCAGCTGGTTTCGCATAGCGAAACTTATCCTGTTCCATAGAAGG